CTCGGCCCGCAGGCTCAGGTCGATCACGGACGGCTTGTCGTCGGCGATGATGCCCGCCCGCACGAGCCCGTCCAGCCCCGGCTTGAACGACGCCGCGAAGTTGTCATGATCCCGTAGGCGAACCGCCCGCTGTGTCACCGTGACGTGCGCCCGCTTCCAAGGCTCTGACTCGGTTCTGGCGGCTTGCGCCATGAGCATCACCGTCTGCATGTATTCCGAGCCGTCAGCGTGCTTCTGGTGCCACGACTTGCGGGCGTTCGGGCTCATCGTCGCTGGTGCGCGTCCGGGGATGCTGAACTCGATGACGTCAAGGGTCGGCGTGGTCATGCACTCACCGGGAAGCCCTGATAGTCCGTGCGCGGCTCCGCGTCGCAGCGCTTCGTGTCGGAGTTCCAGCGTGGACACTGCACCGGCATGCCGAACCCCGGCTGTCCCGGCACCAGCTCGCCGCGGCGCACGACGCCGGCGCAGCCGTCCAGCAGCTTTCTACCCTCCCCGGTGAGCGACCATGCGCGGCCCGTGCGCGGGTTGTTCGTTGCGGTCGTCATGCCCTACTCCCCGAACCGAGCGCGGAGAGTGCGCCACGCATACGCCGCCTGTAACGGCACCACGCCGTTTCCGGTGAGCCTGAGGCGAGCGGTACGAGGGAGGTCCACCCCACCGGCCAGCCCATCAGCCACTCGACGAACAGCGGGTTGAGCTTCCGTCGCGGGAGCGAGGTCTGGTCGCTCTGCGAGGACTCGCGCCCATCCGTCGAAGTCGTTGGGTGCGGGAGGGAAGAGCGGGAGACCTGCCTCCCCAGCAGCCCATTCGTCGGCACCGTCGAGTCCGTCACATCGCCATCCTTCCAATCCCGCGATGTCGGAGTTCCCAAACTGGCCGCCTGTCCCTCCAAGAGCGGCTCTGCCTTCCGGTCGTCGTCCGCTGCCATCGCTGTCGGCCAGCGATCCGTCTGTTCGCGTAGTTGGCCCCTGCGCGCCGCGTTGTTCGTCGCTCCGCGCTCGTCCGAAGTTCGTGGCGGACGCCACGAACTTGCTTGTCCGTCCAAGAGCGGCTCGCCCTTCCGTTCGTGACCCCGCGACGTGTTCCCGCCGTCCGGTGACTTCGGCGTCTGCCACGCCTCCGCCGCGGCTCCCAGCGCGGGCGGCATGTTCTTCTGGTTTGCGTTCGTATTCGGCTGCTCCGATGCTTGCGGCGTCGGCCAGTTCAGCGTCTCCACGGCGAGATCGCGATGTCTGCCATCGCGATCTCGCGTCCCCTGGCTCGGCTGTCCCTGCGCGTTGTGGGCGTGTGGCGTGCTCCACGTCTCGATCGCGCCCCGCAGTGAGTCCACCGCCCCCGGATGGTTCCCCTCGCTCTCTGCGTCCTCCTGACGCGCGGTGGGCCACAACTGCGTCGAGTGCGACGCCTCGTTGTGCGTCTCCCCCTGAGCCTGATGATCCCGCACGTTCGCGGTGGGCCATGATGAATAGCCGTTCGCGTCTGTGCGGCGCGCCGACGTCCGCTGCCTCGACGAGGATCGCCTCAACCCGGTAGCCAGCGCCTTCAAGGTCGGGCCTGATAGCTCCGAAGTATCCATCCCGAACGAATCCGCCCACGTTTTCGATGAAGACCCAGGGAGACTCGCACTCTCGGATGATCCTGAACGCATCGGGCCAGAGGTGCCGGGGATCGTCTGTTCCGCCTCGCTTGCCAGCGACGCTCCACGGCTGACACGGGATGCCGCCAGCGACGCAATCCACGACTCCACGCCACGGCTTGCCGTCGAAGGTTCGGAGATCAGACCAAACAGGTGCCGTGTCAAGGCATCCGTCTTCCATCCGCGCAGCCAACTGGAGGCAAGCCGCGGCTTCGTGTTCCACCCAACAGACGGTGCGAGCAGATTCGCACGCCAGATGGACGCCGAGATCGAGTCCTCCGGCTCCCGAGCAGAGACTAAGCACGTTGAAGGCACGCTCACCCACACCGCAGCCCCCTGACGTACTGATCCGCCCGTGCCGCCACCGTGCCCACATGCAGCAGCTCACCCGTAACCCGCGGCTTGTCCAGCACCGTGATCGCCATCGATAGCAGCCATTTTCCGTCGCCGTTGAGCTCGTCGAGTTGCTCCCGGAACACCTGCCGCAGCCGGCGCGCTTGCCACGCCCGGAAGTCGGCGATCTCCTCCGGCGTCGTGCCGATGCTCTTGCGTAACCGGATCATTCAACCTCCTGCATCCCAAGTTCCTCGAAGGCCGACGTTTCCGGCCGCATCCGCATCCAGATCGCACCGAGCGGCCCGTTGCGGTTTTTCGCTACGATCACCTTCACGATGTCTCCCGGTATCCCCGGCTCTTTGTCTGGCCGGTGAAGGAACATCACGATGTCCGCGTCTTGCTCGATCGCGCCGCTGTCGCGCAGATCGCTCAGCATCGGGATCGGTGGGTTCCGGCGTTCGACCTCGCGCGAGAGTTGCGCCGCGGCGATCACCGGCACGTTGAAATCGCCGGCCAGCTTCTTGAGGCCGCGACTGATCTCCGTCACTTCGGCGTTGCGGTTTTCGAAGCGACCGCCGCCCGACATGAGCTGCAGGTAGTCCACCAGCACCAGGTCGACGCCGCCCATCGCCGCGGCCCCGCGCCGCACCATCGACCGCACCTGTGCGACCGTCTGCGAGGTCTGATCCGCGAGCATGATGTTGAGCCCGTGTAGGCGTTCGGTGGCCTTCATCGCGACGAATTGTTGTTCGTCGGTGAGCACGTCGGCGCGCATGTGCTGGCTGTCGATGCCCGACTCCCGCGAGAGCAACCGCACGGCCCACTCGCGCCGATTCATCTCCAGCGTGCAGATCACCACGCGCGCGTTTTGCGCCATTGCCGCGTTGCGCGCGAGGTTGAGCAACAGCGCCGATTTACCCTTCGACGGACGGGCGGCGATGATGATCAGGTTGCCCGACTGGAACCCGCCCACGAGGCCGTCCATGTGCGGGAATCCCGCGCGAACGGAGAATTGCACGTCCGCTGTCGCCATCGATCCGACCTCCCAGAACTGCGTCACGGCGCTCGCGATCGTCGCCATGCCCGCCTGATTCGCGCTCCCGTTCACCGACTGCAACAGCGATTCGGCGCGGCTCAACACCGCTTCGAGGTCGGGCCCGCCCTTGTAGGCGTCGGAGACGATCTGCGATCCAGCCGTAATGAGCTTCCGGTAGGTCGCGTCGCGCTTGATGATGGCGGCGTAGTGCTCGACGCCAACCGGCGTGATCAGGTCAGCGACGAGCCGCGAGAGGAACGGCAACCCGCCGCACTCGTCGAGCTTGCCGGCGCGCGATAATTCGTGGGCGACCGTGACCTGATTGACCGCCTCGTTGCGGTGCCAAATCGCGCGGCAAGCCTCGAAAGTCCAGCGGTTTTGCTCCTGCAAGAAGTCGGCACTGTCGATGAGATCGAGCACCACATCGAGCGCCGTTGGGTCAACCATGAGGCTCGCTACGACCGAGCGTTCGGCCTCGAAATCGTGCGGCGGTGCCATCTCCAGCGTGCTCATACCGCCGCCGCCTTCCGCACCGCTGCAAGCTCGGCCTCGTACTTCGCCACGGCAGGATCGGTCTTCTTCCGGTCGGGGTCGTAGCCGTTATCGCGCCAGTCATCGATGATGATTTGGGCGTAATTCCAGCTCTTTGAGTTCGCCAGCGCGGCCTTCTTGAACGCGGCGATCAACCAGTCGGGCGGCGTCCCGCGCTCTAACTCGGCATCGACGCGATCGACCATCGTCGGGTTGATACCGATCCATGTTTCGAGCGCCTTGATGACTCGGGCGAACTCAGGGTCGTTACCAACGGTTCGGACAGCAGCAGCAGCAGCAGGCGAGTCGGGCTGCCGTTCCTGTTGCTCATCTATCATTCCCCATTCCCCATTCCCCATTGCTGTTTTCCTAGGTGCGTGCTGGGTAGGGGTTGAGACCGCACCTAGGTCGGTGCTGGGTACGTCTTGGATCGGTGCCGGTAGCGTGCTGGGTAGTTCTTTGTTGTGTGGGTGCTGGTGCTTCTTGAAGTTCCGCACCCAGATAAATCGGCGGCCCCCAGATTCATATCGGACGATGTGGCCGGTCGCCATGAGGTCGTCGAGCAGCGCCGGGACGTTGCAGGAGTCGTAGCCGAGAATGTTCTTCTTGAACCGCACCGGCTCATCGACGAGCCGCCCCTCGCGATCGGCCCAGCACCAAAGTCCGGCGAACAAGAGTCGGGCGAGCGGTTTTAGCTCGCAGAGCGCAACATCATCGAAGAAATCCGGCTTGAGATAGCGGGTACGTGGCAAGTCAGCGCCCTCCTAGCGATTGCCGGAGGCGCGCAAAGAAGCCCTCTCCGGTGGTGCCGAGATCGTTGTTGACGCGACCCGGCCCGGAGAGGGCTTCGTATGCTAGCAGGTAGAGGGGAACTGATCCCACACCAAACCGTGGCCGCGTCAACGAGGACATTGTACCACGAACGCGAGCGACCGTCATCGTGCCGCCTCGAAGTCAGCACAAGGCTGGCACCATGCGAAGCGTGAGCGCGCCCACATGGTCGGGCAATCGACGCCGTGCCACTTGTCCTGCAACGCGCAGAACGGGTACGGCCTGAGAATGACGATGCGACGTGCTGAGATTGATCCCACGTCCGAGCCTCCTTGCTGTTGCTGCGCCTACGTCCGAGATCGAGTGCGGGGGAGACTAAGCGCCCACTCGACCCCGGACGTAGAGGCAGCACGCCTCATCGCGTGTGCGATGTTGGTCTGCCTTAGAATCCTCTGCCGTAGCCGTTGCCGTAGCCGTCGCCGTCGCCGTTGCCGTAGCCGTAGCCGTCGCCGTAGCCGTCGCCGTCGCCGTCGCCGTAGCCGTAGCCGTCGCCGTCGCCGTCGCCGTAGCCGTCGCCGTAGCCGTTGCCGTTGCCGTAGCCGTCGCCGTCGCCGTCGCCGTAGCCGTAGCCGTAGCCGTCGCCGTAGCCGTCGCCGTAGCCGTTGCCGTAGCCGTTGCCGTAGCCGATCACGGAGTGCGCGTTTTCTAGCTCCATGCTCCGGCCTCGCAGGGAATCCGCATCACCACAGCTTGCGGGTGGGCCTCCACGACGCCGCACGGGTCCAGCACCGTGTTTGATTGCGGTCCCTTCAGCGCCAATTCGCCGATCCCCTTCGTCGTTCCCCAGCGCCGGATCACGCTCGCGTTAGTCAGCGACACAAGGTGCTCGCCGTCTTTGTCGATATCACCGACGACGACCCAGCCACGCTGAAGAATAAGAATCGTTTTCAAAAGCGCGATCTCCCTTCCTTCGACACGCCCCCTCGGGCGATGCGTCCTACGTTCCGTACCGGCGTCGGCGATTAACGGACACCCACCAATCGCTCGCCCACGCCCACAGCCCCGCGTTGTCGATCGGAGTCGCGCGCATCCATGTTCCG